TAGCTGGTGTTGCAATATACGGTGCATCAGGGTCTTTTGCACATAATACTGCACCGAAAAGTTATTATACTGCATTATCAAATTGGGCAGAATTGACATATACTGCAAGTGCAGGTGCTCCTACTTCTAACCCATTAGATGGTACAAACTGGTTCTATAGCACACCTTCAGAAGTTGATATTATGGTTAAAGTTGGTACTCAATGGAAAGGTTATAAGAATACTAAGTATGATTTAACTGGACACCCAACTACTAGTGGTAACCCAACTGATCCATTAGGTGTTATTCTACAACCTAACACACCAACAACACAAAGTGATGGTAAAACAGCATTAGCATATGGTGATTTATGGTTGAATACAGGTGATTTAGAAAATTATCCAAATTTAAGTCGTTGGGAAAATGTCAACGGAGTAAATCAATGGGTGTCTATTAACAACGCAGACCATGTATCTAGTAGCGGTATAGTGTTTGCAGATGCACGTTGGACAGATAATACAGGTGGAAGCAATGACCCTGTCAATGATCCTATTACCCCTGTTCACTCATTATTAACAAGCAACTATGTAGATTTAGATGCACCTAATCCTGCATTATATCCACAAGGTATGTTATTATTCAACACACGTAGATCAGGATATAATGTAAAACAATTTAAAGCGAATTATTTTACACAAGCAAATTATTCAAACTTACCAACTCCCCCGTTTGTAGGTGCTCCAACTACATTACCGCAATATCCATATACATGGGTTAGTGTTAGTGGATTGAAGAATGATGGTTCTGCATATATGGGACGTAAGGCACAACGTAATTTAGTTGTTGAGGCACTAAAGGCTGCTATCAATACTAATACAACAATTCGTGAAGAAGATAACTTCATGAACCTACTAGCAGCTCCTGGTTATCCAGAACTACAACCTGATATGGTAGTATTAAATAATGATCGCCATAACACAGGTTATATCATTGGTGATACACCATTGCGTTTAGCTGATAATGCTACAGGATTAACTCAATGGGCAACTAATGCAGCAGGTGCTACAGAAACCGGTGAAGAGGGTTGGGTAACACGTGATGAATATTTGGCTACATTCTATCCAAGTGGTATCACAAGCGACCTATCAGGAACACCCGCAGTTGTACCATCAAGTCACATGATGTTGTATACATTCTTACAGAATGATACAGTTGCTTATCCTTGGTTAGCGGCAGCAGGTACACGTCGTGGTTTGATTGCTAATGCTACAAACATTGGTTATCTAAATGGTACTACTGGTGAATTCATTACAATTAAAAATCGTGTAGCAATACGTGATGTATTGTATGAAAATCAAATCAACCCATTGGCATATTTCACTGGAATTGGCTTACTAAATTACGGTAATAAGAGTAGTTTTGCAAGCAATACTGCAATGGATAGAACGAATGTTGGAAGATTGATAGCGTATATTCGTTACCAATTACAAATTGCAACTCGTCCGTTCATATTCGAACCAAACGATGCATTGACTAGAACACAAGTAACAGGTGTTGTACAATCATTGTTCATCGACTTGGTTGCTAAACGTGGTCTATACGATTATTTGGTTGTTTGTGATTCAACTAACAACACACCTGCTCGTATTGACAGAAACGAACTATGGATAGACATAGCGATTGAACCAGTAAAATCAACAGAATTCATTTATATTCCTGTGCGTATATTGAATACTGGTGGCATTGCCAAATTGAAATAATGGGCTCAAACCAGACAATTATTAAAGATAAATATTATCAAGGAGATTCAATATGGCAGTAGCCTCAAATTCACTTTTTAACATGACCGTAGGTTCAGACAACACCCCGAGTTCTCAGGGTTTGTTGATGCCAAAATTACAGTATCGTTTTAGAGCATTATTCATTAATTTTGGTACAGGTGGTTCTACACAAGAACTTACCAAACAGGTTATGGATATTCAAAGACCTAACGTGTCTTTTGAAGAAATAGCATTAGACATTTATAACAGTAAGATTTACTTAGCAGGTAAACATGCATGGCAAGAAACACAAATCAATTTACGTGATGATGCATCAGGTAATGTTTCTAAATTAGTTGGTCAACAACTACAGAAACAATTTGACTTTGTAGAGCAAGCAAGTGCTGCAACTGGTCAAGATTATAAATTTCAAATTAACTATGATATTCTAGACGGCGGTAATGGAACATTGTTGCCAAATATATTAGAATCATGGGAATTATATGGTTGCTTTATTAAATCAGCAAACTATAATAACATGGATTATAAAAATAATGACCCAGCAACAATTACACTAAGCATTCGCTTTGACAATGCAGTTCAAGGTCCACTTGGTTCTGGTGTTGGCGTCAACGTTGGTCGTGCATTTGGTGGTACTTCAGTAACTGGTATCGGTTAAGGACTACAATGGCAGGATTCTTTCAAGAATTCGCTAAAGACCTTACAACGGGGTTTTTTACTAATGATTACTTGCGTGATTATACTCACGCAAGTAAAACCTTTACCACTAATGCATATGCTAATGCTCCTAAGTATAAGTTTCTATATCATGTTTACTTTGATACAAACTTTACACAAATGGGAAGTCCTCCTGGACTGGATCCTAAGGCACATAATTTTGGTTTAGTAGTAAAATCAGCACAACTACCTAAGTATACATTTGATACCGCAATATTAAATCAATATAATCGTAAACGTATAGTGCAAACTAAAATTAAATACGACCCGATTCAAATAACATTCCATGATGACAATAGTAATATGATAACTAATTTATGGAGTAACTATTACACATACTATTATAAAGATGGTTTACAAACTGACATCATTGGACCTAATGCAGGTTCACAAGGTGAAGGTGGTGCATCTGTTCCAGATATCAATCAAAGAACTCAATATGCACCTACGATATCAGGATATGATGATTGGGGATACATCGGTGAATCCAAAAATGTATTAACTGGTATCAAAGCTCCTTTCTTTAGAGCCATTAACATATACGGATTTAATCAACATAATTTCACTTTATATAGATTAATCAACCCTATGATATCTAGTTTTTCACATGACACATATGACTACAAAGAAACAGGTGGTGTTATGGAACATCAGATGACTATAGAATATGAGACTGTTCAATATTATGCCGGCGCTATTGACGGTAAGACTCCAAGTGCTATTGTCACAGGATTTGGTGATGCAAGTAATTATGATAATACATTAAGTCCAATATCACAACCTGGTGGTAATAGTAGTATATTAGGTCAGGGTGGATTAGTTGATGGGGTAGGTGGATTTGTAGATGCACTAAGTAGCGGTAATGTGTTAGGTGCAGTAAAAATTGCAGGTAATTTGCAAAATACATTTAAAAATCCTGCAGGGGTATTAAATGCGGCAAAGGCAGAAGCATTAGGTGCTGCTACATCTTGGTTAGTAAATACACCAAACAGAAATAATCAATTTAACTTTCCAACTGCATCATCAATAACAGCGAGTGCTACAAATACAATCAATCAGGGTATTGTCAATGCTGCACAAACAATTGCAAACAAAGTAACAAATCCTTCAGGTGTACAACTATAATATGGCAAACACATTAGATGCACCCACAACACAACTTGATGCAACTGTTAAGTTATTTGATAGTTTTTATAATTTTACAGTGAATGTAGATGCATCTAGATATGAAATCGTACGCAGCTACTTTTATAATGTAACTTCAAGTAATGATTCTGCAAATAACTTTGCTACAATAATTTTTAGAATTGCTGGGATCACTGGTGAAGATCCTTTAACATTATTGTCATATATTCAAGGTAAAGAAAAAGTTGAAGCCAATGCAATTATGATTTACTATCTCAATAGCATTAAAAGTAAAACTGCGTTATATGGTATTAGTGTAATACCACAATCAAACCAACCTGTACAACGTAATGTGGTAATATAATGCCAAATTATGCTAATGGTATTTTTACTCCAACAAACATAGACAAATATATAGGTAATCATGCACCTAGATATCGTAGTGGTTGGGAACTTACATTTATGATGTTCTTAGACAAGAATAATAATATTCTGAAGTGGGCAAGTGAATCAATTATAATCCCTTATATACATCCTATTACAGGTAAACGCACAAATTATATTCCTGATTTCTTTGTTGTCTATGTAAACAAGTCAGGTAAACAACTAGCAGAAATAGTTGAAATTAAACCTAAAAAACAAAGTATCATTGAAAGTAAAGCAACAAGTGCAAAAGATAGGATTGTGGTGGCGATCAATCATGCTAAGTGGGCTAGTGCAAATGCATATTGCAAACAGAATGGGTTTTCTTTTCGTGTAATTACCGAAAACGATTTGTTTTATAACGGTAAAGCCAAGTAATAAATACTACTATATAAGGTAGTATATGACAAAGAAATTAAGTGAGCTTTTTGATTTGCCTGAAGAAGATATCAATGAATTGATTATTCCAATTCCTGAAAATGCAAATGAAATCACAAGTAATGCAATTGATAATTTAGAAAAAATTGAAAATGCATTGCCTCAAGTTAGAGGATTAGATGCAAGTGATACTGAATTAGATGAACTTGCTACACTTGCAAAAGATACATTTAAAGATTTAACTGATTTAGGCATGCAAGTAGATAGTAGATTTGCAAGTGAAATCTTTAATGCGGCTGGTACAATGTTAGGTCATGCAATTACTGCTAAAACTGCAAAGATTAATAAAAAATTAAAAATGATTGACTTGCAATTAAAGAAAGCGCAGTTGGATCATAAAATCAATAGTACAATGCAAGAAATAGAAAATATCCCCCAAGGTGAGGGTTCATCTGCACTGCTAGATCGCAATGAGTTATTGAAGAGTATTTTGGCTGACAAAAAAACGCAATAAAGATAAATATTATATAGGAATAATACAATGAAAAGCCTTCGTCATTACTTAGCAGAATCTGTAAGAACATATCGTTATACGATCAAGATCGCTGGCGATCTAGATAAGAATTTTCTTGATATGTTTGCTTACAATTTAAACAAATTTGATCCCGTTAAAATTGAGGATCCAAAGACCACTCCAGTTCAAAAAGACCCATATGGTTTTCCTGATATAAAGAATGAGTCTATTACTATCATTAAAGCAGAATTCAAATACCCTGCAACAGAACCACAAATACAACAAATTGCTCAGTTATTGGGTAGAAATGTTAACATGGTTCGTGTAGTCACAACCGATTACAATGATAGTATCAATGGTGAAAATGACAAGTATGCAAATGAAGAAAGTCATACACCAGCACTATTGCATACTGATTTAGAAGATAGCGGCAAAGAAGCTAGTAAAGAATATGCTAACCAATATTTAGATCGTGTAGTTCCTAAAAAGCCAAGCATTGATTATCAATTTGACGCTGCAAAAACTCCTACTGCTCCCAATAAGAGCAAAGAAGGAATTCAAACAACAAGTGCAATGGGTAATGGTAGAGTACCTACTCCATTGAAACCATCAACAGGAAGATCAAAATGATAGACTTTAGCCCTGCACAACTTACTTGGATTGTTATCGGTGCATGTAGTTTAGGTGGCACTGGTTATATGACTATTGATTCAAGAATGCAAGATATGACTACTAAAGTAGAAGTTACAAATGTAAAAGTAGTTGAGATGTCTGATAGAGTAGCTGAGTTAAAAGCCCAACTAACACGTATCGAAGATAAATTAGATAAGAAATAAGGATAAAGATAATGGATTTTAAATCATTACTACAGTCAATGGACGCTATCAGCGAAA